GGCAATCTTTAAGAAGCAATCCCCTAGGTAGTTGGGAATTCTGGGTTTTCCTTCCCAAGGCCCAGACTTTGGTGGTTCCGTGTCATATTTTTCGATGAATAGTTGTCGTGCTTTTTCAACTTTACTGCGATACACTATCATTGCTTCTAACAATTCTTTGTTGTTTACATAGTGCTCTGATTTCTTTTTTGCCATGATGGTCTCATTTATCCATTAATAAGTTAAGTTAATTATACCACACATTAAGGGGCTTGACAAGTTATTAAATTGTGTGTAGACTAGGTTTGTCTGGGTTGAAGATAAGTACTAGCTTTCTTTAATACCTTTATATAACTCTTCAAGTTTTTTACGAGCATTCTCTACTGAAGAGATATATCCCATCTCATTTGATAATTTTACTTCACCACTAGCTTTATAAACATCGATACTATCATCATCATTTAAATACTTTGTGTAGACATCAATAAGTCTTCTATCGGTAGTCTCAGTCATTGTGATTATCTTATCCAATTTTATCATAAAGAAATCATCACTGGGCAATTCCATCCAGGGTCTTACTTTTACATAAGATTTTTCTTTACTATCAATCAATTCCATAATTACAGGATTTTGAAGGACTACGATAGGATCTCCATCATTCTCGTCCACAGAGATTAACGATAGAATCTCCTCACCCGATACTAATTTTAGAATGCAATAGAAGTCTTCACCCATTATTCTTTTAGTGGTATATTTACAATATCGTAATTAAAGTTTTCTTCGTTATAAATTTTAATTCTTTCAATTAAGTGATTAAGTGTATAATTTTTTCTTGACTTATAACTGATATCATCGGCAATATCATATAGAGTTGCCTTTACTTTGTTTTCACCTTTTCTGAGAACTCTTCCGATAGATTGAAGATTTCTAATTCTCGATTTCGATGGTGACGCAAACACAACATTATGTAAGTTACGAATATTAATACCGGTAGAAAAAGTTCCATAGGATGCCACAATAATTGCGTTTGATTCCTTTTCGGTTATTTCACGAACTCTTTCTCTTTCATCAGTTTCCACACCACCATGAATGAAGAAAACGTGACGATCATCAACCTTGCTAGTATTTATGAGATCGTATAAAGGTTGTCCGTGAGATTCTACTCTTGAAAATAGGACAAGAGTATTTCCTTTCAAATCTAACGTAAGATTTTTAATAAAGTTATTTCGTTTCTGATGATTGATAAGATACTGAACTTCATCTTCAAATACTTCAAATCGATTCGGTGGGTGTTTCAATAGTAGTATTTTGATATCTAATTTGGCAAGATGACCCTTCTTCATCAGTTCATCTGTATTGATAATTTTATAAGAAGGGCCAAACAATCCTTCTAGAACCCACTTGTGTGTTTGACTTCCATCTAGTGTTCCGGTAAAACCAAAACGGTATTTTGCATCACAAAGTTTTGTCATTATAGATATTAATGACTTGGATTTAAATTGGTGTGCCTCATCTCCTACGACTACATTAAATCTGGAAAAATACTGCTTAGGCAATTTGTAAATACTTTGCCAGGTGGTAATAATAACTTGGGAATCAGTTTCTCGTTCCTTACCAGCGTATATCTTGTGGCAGTATGAACCAACATCCCATCCATAATCTGCAAAATCTTTATACATTTGTTCTACAAGGGAAGTCGTCGGGACAACTATCAGAATATTTTGCTGCTTCTCAACGTAATATCTCACAACAGAATATATCATCAATGACTTTCCTGAAGCAGTTGGAGATATCAATAATTTTCGATTATGTCGCAAGGCGTCGTATACTCCCTCAACTTGGTAGTCGCGTGGGGCGTGTTTACTAATAGCAGTCATATAATCTTTTACACCTTCCTTTGAGATGCCATCATTGATCTCAAAAGGAAGTCCATAGAATTTATTGTCTGCAAATTCATATGTGTATTCGTGATCTTCGCAGAATCTAATAATTCTGTCTAAGAGACCAATATAAATTTCTCTTGTATCTACATTAAACAAATAGATACGCCCATCCCACCATTTATTTTTATATGAGGGAGAAAACTTGGCATTTGGAACTTCAAATTGAAATGCGTCTCTTAATTCATAATAGATATGAGGTTCTGCTTGAATAGTTAAATACACCTCATTCTTTTTTGATATAATCAAATGTGACATTCATATAATATCAGTTATAGGTATTTATTGGCAATAAAAAGAGGCATTTCTGCCTCCCCTTTTAATCTTTCTTTTTAAGTGCTTCTGCCCTTCTTGCTGCTTTACTTCCTTTACCTCTTGGTAGAGTATCTACCTGAGGCATTCCGTGTCCCGCAACATTTTCTTTTCCAAATTTCCAGCTGAGTCTACCTGCTCCCATACTAGGAAGACTTCTTTTTTTAACTCCTGGACCTCTTCTGTTATTAGCAATTGCAGTTTTTGGTGCTCTACTTTTTTTGGGATCTGGGTGTGATCCAAATCCTTGTGATGGATGTTCTTTTGTAATTAAAGATGTATCTCTACCAGTTAACCATTTTGCTTGAGATCTTTTTTTTCTCTCAGCATCATCGGGTCTTGTTTTTTTGGAAGCAATTGCAGCAGCTCTTTCCTTCCTTTCCCCAGTTAATTCTTCACAAATATCTAAAAATTCTTGAAAAGTTCTCATTTTCTTTTTATTTTTATTTAGTTAAATCCTGCTTGGAACTTATGCCATTCGATAGAATTTTTAATTTGGTAGTTTCTTTGAAAAATCATTTTAATAATCTCCTCCAAAAACTTGAGCATAATATCATAATATCTTATCTTCAAGTCTATTTTAGAAAGTCTCTCATCGGCACTCATATACCTTTCTATGGCATCTTTTTCTCTTACCTTATACGGAAATGGATCCTCTACATAGACCTCTGCTGGTGCCTTTCCTGTGTAGTAATTGTAACGTTCTAGACGCACTCTATTATAGGTCTCTCGTGCCTTCTCACGAAGAAGCGTAATAGTATTATAAAGTGTATAATATTTGGAATGTAGTTGAGGAATTTTTAATGATTCATCGTGTAGGTTGTCAGGATCAATGACAGAATCTCTCTGCCACATCTCCTGAATGTCATCAAGATTCATAGTGGTTGATTGTCGTTTCCTAAGATATTATACACAGTATACTTGAAAGATGCCTCTGCTGTAAAGTATTGAACATCATTAGGAGTAGCATCAAATTCCAATGATGTCAATGATACTGGAAATAAATCTTTAAATTTAACAACGGCAGTATTTCTAAAATTGCTGTTCAGGATATACAAACTACCATCACTAAATGCCGACTTTTGATCTCTTATTCCACCATCTGTTGTTGTTAGTTCTGTAAATTGTTCTGTTGTTTCTGGAAAACCAAGACCAGTTAACCAATTATGAACTGCCATATAATTTTCCATATTCTCATCAACCAGAAATCTAATTGATAAGTCACCATACGTTAATTTGTCACCTGGTACATCAATATCTTTTAGATATGTTGGTTGCTGTACGACTTCTAAATTAATTTCAGGAATTCTTGCTGAGTTACAAAAAAATGTTACTTTAGGTTCTTTTGCCAAAGTAAATTTAAATCCAACTGGTGATAAAAAATTTCTATTGCCTATTTGATTGGCAAAAGGTGACACTGACATAATCTTTTATTTTTATTTAGATAAAAAAAAGGGATCCCGAAGGATCCCTCTGAGAAAATGTGAGAAAGACTCACATCAAGTTAGTGACCTTAACTCTTCTGTAATATGTGTTAGCATTAGCAGTAAGAACGCCTGAACCAACGTTGGTTCCCTGTGAGAATGGGTTCTCAACGATACCATAACGAGTCTTAAATCCAATTTTTGGTTGGAAAGTGTTCTCACCAACGGCACGAACCATTTGGAGAGGAACATAAGGGCAATAGAAGAGACCAGCATCATAAGGGGAAGAACCCTTATAACCAACAACGTAGTACTGGTTAGCAGAAACGTTAGCAGCATAAGGATCGATGAAGACCTTATACTTTCCTTGGAGAACACCTGCGAAGGTGTTGCCGGTGTCATCAACGTTAAGGTTTGCGTTGAGTGCTGGGGTGTAATCAAGAACACCTGCCATGGTGAGTGCCGAAGCAACGTCTGCCGAGCAGAGGATCATGTTACCCTTTCCTCTACGAGTTTGTTGTGCAATTGCGTTTGCATCACGCTCGATTTGGAAGATAAGTCCCTTGAACTTCTCAACTGACCAACGACCGTTGGAGTCAACGTCAAGGTCAAAGGTACCAGCAGTAGCAACGTTTGCTTGAGCACCAGGCTTAGCAACGTTATAGATGGTACGGATGACTTCACGGTTGATTTCAGCAAGAATCTCAGTTGACAGGATGTTTGCCAACTCAGCTTCTGCATTCAGACCGTGGATTGCCTTGAGGTCTTGTGCGAGCTCAAGTGAGTACTCAGCCTTGAGTGCTCTTGACTTAGCAGTAACGGTGACTTTCTCAATTGAGAAAGCCATTTCGTTGAATGCGTTATTAGTTGCATCTCCGAGTGCTTCTGCACTACCAGTTGCCATACCACCTGAAAGGTTGTAGGTGCCTGCAGTTGGAGTGTCGTTAAGAACTGATGGGTTGGTGCCTGACTGAGCAGCGGTAGTACCGATACCAGTTTGGGTAAGAGTACCAGCAGCATTCTGAGCAGAGAATCTGGTATCTGCTTCGTTGAAGAGTGCCTCAGTACCACTCTGAGTGGTGTAACGTGAACGCATTGCGAAGATAAGTCCGGTAGGACCGTTCATTGGTTGAACACCTGCGAGGTCATATGCGACCAAGTTAGGCATTGCACGTCTGATCAAAGAGATCAGAACTGGATCGAAACCTGCAACAGGTGAAACTGCTGATCCACCATAACCACCACTAGTACCAGCAGCGTTTGCTGAGTTGGTTGGTCCTTCTGAAAGGAACTCACGCTCTTCACGGAGTGTTCTTTCTTGGTTCTCCAGGAGAACTGCGGTTACCATTCTACGATGAGAATCTTTGATTTCTCCAAGACCTGAATGGTCTAAGAGTGGTGCCCACTTCTCCTGCAATTGTTCTGCATTGAACATTTGCATTTGTTTTTCCTCTTTAAAAAGTTAGTTTGATTTGTTTATGATTTAAAAATCACTTTTTCGAAACTCTATTCAGAGTCTGAAGATATGATTCCATCAGACCAGATACTGGTTGTTGAACGGATTCAGTACTTTCAGAGAGATTCTCTGAATGATTTCTTTGAGTACCAGCATTAGATGGGAAATATGATTCCCTCAAGGTTACTAGCTTCTCACGATAGTTGTTTTCACCATCAAACTCAACATTTTCAGCAAGAGAAGCGAGTTTATCCTTCTGTGAAAGTGCAAGACCTTCGCAGACCTCGGAGAAGATTACATCAGCAACCGACTCAGCTAATCTTTGATTTAGAGCAACATTTCTTTGAATTTGCTCGTTGAGTTTTCCTTCCATTTCATCAAGTTTTTCTACCATAGTATTGAGTACATCATATCTATCTTCAGGGATTGTTACATAATGATCTTCAAAAAGACCCTTCATTCCTTGGAGGAATGATTCGGTCATCTCAGTTTTGAGTCCTGCTTCAACAGCAAGAGCATTTTCTGCAACCCACTCGTCGGCAACATACTCAAGGTATGCATCGACTCTATCGGTGAGTTCTTCTTTAATAGCAACAAGCTCTTCTACGAGTGACTCCTCGTATTGTGCCTGAAGTTCTTCTTTGATTTCTGAAACCTTAGATCTGATTGCAGCCTCAAAGATGGTACGTGCTTTCTCTTGGAATTCCTCAGAAAGCTCCTCACCAGCAAGGAGAGCATTAACATCTTCTTCGATGTTAAAATCTTCCTTCATTTCATCTTCCTTTTCGGAATCATCTTCTTTTTTAGACTTTTTCTTTTTGCCTTCTTTTGCATCTTCTGCATCATCTTCCTCACTGCCTTCATCTTCGGTTTCAGCAGCTTCGGTAACTTCCTCTTCAGCAATGAAGTCCTCTTCGTCTTCCTCAGTCTCTTCCTTGACTGCACCAGCAGCAAGTTTCTTCATTGCTTCAGCCTTAGCAGCCTTAGCATTTACGACATCTTTGACTTGAGAAAGAGTTGCACCAGGATCCTTCAGCTTTGCTGAATCGTCATCAACCTTGTAATTCTCTGGGGTAGGACCACCTAAGTCTTCCCAACTAGCAGTTTGCCCAGGAGCAATACCCGTGGACAACTTTTGCATTGGTTCAGCTTGTGCAGCGCCTTTGGTTACTACGTTTTCCATTTCTTGTAAATTGCTACCAACGGACATTTGTTTGATTGTGTTATAATCTATATTTATTTATAAATTAAAGATTTGCTAAGAAATCTTGGAATAGATTAACTTTATGCTCATCTAATCTCTTTTGATCAACTAAGGTGTTGATTCTTCTTTGAGTTTTGGATGCAAGTTGTTCACGAAGGATTCCTCCTTCCCAAACCCACTCCTTACCTTCCATAATTCCCGAAACAAAAGCATCAGGGGCAGAAGGATCGGCAACGATATCTGCTGCAGTTGCAAGCATAAAATCTTCACCGACAATTTTATGACCTTCATTGGTCAACTTAAGTGAACCAACACCACGAGAAGAAACACCAAGGCAAACACCTTCACCAATGAGAGATTTTGCAATCTTACCCATTGGAGTTTCTAAGAGTTGTGCCTTACCTATAAAATTGCTTCCTTTTTGTTCAAGGGAAACAATTTTATGAGAAACACGATCAAGATTGACGGTAGGGCCATCAGGGTGACCGAGTTCTCCAAGAGCACGACCTTTATTAACGAATGCCTCATTATATCTTGCTACTTCACGAGCAAGAGTTTGCATTGGATACATTCTGCCGTTACGATTGCAGATATCACCTTGAAGAAAAACTCCTTCAATATACATTTTCTTTTCGGCACCCTTACCTTCGGTGATGAACTTAACCTGTGATACCTCTTCTGTGATGAGTTTCATTTTTATGCGTCTCCGGCAATTTGAACTTGTTGGTAATATAAAGCTCCTGCTCCAGTTCCATATGCAGAAACTTTTATTGATCTTCTTAAATCTGCATCAGTAGAAAATGCAGTTACAATTCCAGATGTGCTCGTGGATACGGTAATTCTTGCTGAATAATATCCACCAACTCCACTTGTTGCATCAACTGCCGTAATGGGTTGATGAGTAAAATTGTAATATGGCTGCCCTACGGAAGTTAAAGTTACATAATCTCCAACAACAAATGGTGATCCAGATCCTGTTGGAAAATCAATTGTAGTTGTAGTTCCTGTAGTAATTCCGGAAATTCTTTGTGATGCTGGACTTAATGCAAGCACCGCAGTTCCTCCTGCAGGAACATAATAATCTGTTGTTGCTGCTGTTGGACTAGTTCCAATTCCAATAAAGGCTCCGGCAGAAACTGCCACAACTCTTAGTGCTTTAGTCTGAACTGACAATGCAGATGAAGTTGTAGCAGCTCCAGAAGTAATTGCAATAGAACTGCCAAGACCAACTGGTTTATGTACTGTCATTATTCTTGATCCTCGTATGATGGTTCATTACCAAACATAGATGTGGCAACTAAAGGACGAGCAGCATCAACTCTTTCTGCTGCCTTGGCAAACAGAACGTCTTTAATTTTGTCACTAATTTCCGATGCTGACGAATCAGTAGCAATCAAGTCGATAAGTTCTTCCATAAAATTTTAATATATGTCTATTCTTTATTTATATCTTGCCACCTTTGGGTTCTGGAACCTGTGTTATTTGTGCATCAACATTGATATCTGGTTCCTGTGGAATATCTCCCATTAGTCCGGGATCACCACCTTCTTGGGGAACTGCACCCTCTGGTGGTAATGGTTCTCCAGTAATTGGATCAACTTGTGATGGATCTGGAATAATACCTTTCTTAATTTCATCTTCAATCTGCTCATCAATCTCAATGATTTCTGAATCAGTTTGACGAAGTACTTTCTTACGAACATACTCAGTAGAATAATACTTACCAATATAAGGTTCAATCGTAGCAAGAGTTGCTAAACGATCATTCATCAACTCCGATTCTTTGAGTTCTGCAAATTGGTTATCATACAAGAAATCATATTGAATGTGATCACTAATAGTATCCCAATCTTCTGGTGATACAATGTTCTTGAGAATCAATTGCGTTCTCAACATATCATTGAACATATTTGCAAAACGTTTTCTTAAACGTCCAACAAACTTGGCAAACTTAAGTTCATCTCTTAAGATTTCTGATGAACGTCCCAAATTGAATCCACCATCGGAAGCAATTCTAGATTCTGGAACTCCAAGTGCTCTATAAAGTTTCTTTTGGAAATACTCAATATCAGCAAGTTCTCCAAGATTCTGACCACCAGGGAGAGTTGTGATTTCGGTTCCACGACCACCTTCTCTTCTTGGTAACCAGAAATCTTCCATCATAGACATAAACTTACGATCATCACGAACTTCTCCAGTGTTCGCATCATAAACAAGTTTATTTCTATAACGAGACATAACCTCTTTGAGGTACTGCTCTGCTTTTACTTTTGGAAGATTGCCAACGTCAATATAGAAAATTCTACGTTCTGGAGCACGTGACAATCTATAAATGACCAAAGAATCCTCAATCATTCTGAGTTGATTGAGTGCCTTAATTGCCTTATGAAGATATGAAAGTACAGTACCTTTGTTTCTATCTACAAGACCTGAGCTACAATATGTTACAGAATCTTTAGCAATTTTTACTGCTCCCTTTTGCCCGGTGCCACTAGCAATAATTCCGGTTGGAAAGTTTGGTGTTGGGGTATATACAAAATACTCTTCTAATTCTGGTGAGATAATTTTAGTATCATCAGCACCTGCTCTTATATTGATATAATCTTCTTTATTTTTCTTCTTTTCTTGACGAATATATCGCATCTTCATTGGATCGATATATCTTAATTCTTTAATTCCTTCTTGGGGTTTTTTGGTATCGATAACTTTTAAATAATAAAGTCTTCCATCAATATACCAATTTCTAAAAATTTCGTGGGATTTTTTATCAAAATCTAAAATCTCTTTGAGATATTTAAATTCTTGCCTAATTACTTTCTTTAATTTATCGCTGGCATTTAAGTTTGACAGTTCAATTTCAATCGGTGAATCATACAAATCACTGACAATTGCCTCATTTACAACATCTTCAATGGCACCATCACATTCTGGATGAATTGCCATTTCACGATATCTTTTGATTAAATCGTGTTCTGTTCTATAAACACCTTCAATATCTACATATTGCCCATAAAATCCACTAGCAATATAATTATCAACCCCGTCCTCATTATTAGGAGGAACGGGGGAAACTATAGAGGCAGATTTTTTTTCTGTATCTTCAATTGAAAAACCAAAAAGTCTTGCCATATTATAATTAAAGTTAGTCTGTTATTTAACTATTTAGGTAATATCCTGACCACCTGCTTGAGGTGAATTACCTCTAAATGCTTCCCACCAGAGAACTTGTAGTTCTACAGTGAAGTTTTCAATGTCTCCACCACTATCATAAGACAGTTCAATTGCAGAAACATTAGTTGGGAATACATCATAGAATTGATATGCTCTCAAAGTAGATCCATCACGATCCAATTGATAGACAAATGCATCTGACTGATATTCTGCAGTATTGGTAAGACCAGTGTTATTGGCAACATTATTGATTATATTCATCCAGTTCTCAAAAGCAGAACGGATGGAGAAATCAGTATCGTTCATAACAGTGATAGTCCAACTATCAAAAGTTCTGTCTCCAGCAACTTTGAGAGTTCTTCCTCTAAAGGGAACATCAATTGCAGCAACGTTTGATGCTGGAAGATTCGCAGCCTTGACTAAGAATCTTGCCTTATCTAAAACTGTTGCATCTGGTGCAGCAGCATCTGGGAATGAAAGAACAACCTCAAAGAGGTTGGGTCTTGCACCACCACCAGTCAGCTTACTTTTGAAGTCAGTAATCTTCCTTAAAGGAGGTGGATTTAATTGTTGACGGGTTGCCATAGTTTTAAACCTCTAAGTTAATTAAACGTTTCCGATTACTTCTTCAAAGGAAACACCAGTTCTGGTGGCAATGAAGGTAAGACCGATGAAATTGATAGAACGTGCTGGTTTGATGTAGATGTCAGCAACAAATTCGTTGTTGTCAATTACAGCAGCAGTATTGTTTGTTTCGTCACAAACAACAACATAATCATAAACTCCTCTCTTAGATTGAACATCACGGAGGAATGGTTCAACAATATTTACAAAGTTTGTTCTTGTAATTTCATCGTTGAATTCAAAGAGTTGATCCTTAGCAGCAGCAGAAATTGCGTCTTCGAGATAGATGAAGAGACGACGAACGTTAATTCTATCAAATGCTGATGACTTACCATATCCAGTCTTATCACCAAATAAGATGATTCCTGCACCTGGTGAGAAGATAACTGGGTTGATTCTATTCGAATACAATTTGTCTCTTTGTACCTTACCAGGATTGTATGCTAGTTTTACGGCATTCAGGATAGTACCTCTCGAAGTACCAGCAGGTGAGAACCATGGGAACTGATTGACATCATTTCTTGCACAGGTTCCTGCAATATCACCATTCAATGCAACATAACGGAAAGTATCGTTAAATCTGTCATACATGTACTTATATCCACTATCAAAAACGGCATAAGTTGATGATGTAACTGGAGAGTAGAAAGATATTACATTATCAGTAATTGTGTCATCATTATTTACGGTAACTGTTCCAACAGAAGAATCACTTATGAATGCCTGTCTGTATGGAGAAATAAATGCAATAGAATCTTTCCTTGTTTCAGCAACTTGAATGCACTTTTGAGCAAGTGCTTGTGCATCTGATATGGAATAGTTCGCAGAACCCATTAAGATGAAATTAGTTTCATAATTTTCACTATTTTCAAATAATGTATAACCACTAATGATATTGCTAAGTCCGCAGTTTAAAGAACCAGAATTTGTTAAATCTGTTCCTCCATCATAGTTTTTACCCCCTGCAAGAGTGAATGTTGGGGCACCTGCGGCAGCAAAAATAATATTTTGTGCTTCTTGATCCCAACCAACATCTGATGCTAGTGTAAATGAAGTTCCAAATCCGGTAGTTGTAATTCCTGCTGGTGCAGATCCACCATAAATGTAGGAAGAATTTGTTTGAAGATACTTTCTCCAATAAGAAGGACTTCCTAGGGAGTATGATGCATCAGTTGCCTTAGAAAGTGAAAGGTGCTTCTCAAGAATTGTCCCGGCATTTCCAGTAATTGTTCCTTTGTCATCAATAAGAACCACGTGAAGTTCATCAAATCTGCAACTTCTAGCATTAGCATATGCGGATGTTGATGGTCTATTGGCAATTGTATTCCAAGCAATTGATCCATTTGAAAGAACAATTGATTGCTGATCAAACCAATCTGTTGCTGTGCTAGGTGCTCCTGCAGATCCAATACTTCCGGAAGCTGAAGAAAATCCAACATTACCGGTAGTATTGAATTTGTAAACACCACCTGGTTGATAATCTACTGCAGTTTCGGTTCCACCTGCAGAAACGTGACTCAAAATTTTTGTTGAAATTTTTCCAGCACCAATTTCTGTAATAATACCTTTAAAGTATCCGCCTAAAACACTAGTTGTCCCTGCTCCTGCTAAAACAGTATTTGCAGGAACTGCTTGTGTAATTCCATATCCTACTACTGCAGATGTAGTAGTAACTCCTGTTAAAATTTGGTCTGCTTTTGCATCAATGATTGCAACTTTAACATCATTTGCCCAAGAACCTGGGTTTTTGGCAACAACTGTTACGTTGGTAATAGTATTTTCATCATATCCAAGTTGATTATAATTTTCTTCACTTTTAATTTTAATGCTTGTAGCAGTTCCGACAAAAGCATTTTTGAGTTCGGCATCATCTGCTCTTGAAATCAACATTCTTCCACCATACGCCAAGTATGATGAAGCCACCATCCAATGTTCGTAGTGCTTATCTGTTGAATATGGTTGCCCGAAAGTGTTTAGAAGGTCATTTTCGTTTTCAATAACAGCAGGAGAATCAATAGGTCCTTTTGCGAAAGGTGCTACAAGAGCAGCAACACTATCCGAGGATGTATTAACTCTACCAGATGTTAAATCAACTTCCCTTACTACAATTCCAGGAGATGCTAAATTTAGCGGCATCTTAAGTCCCTCGCAATCCAAATTTATTCTACAAGTATTTATAAATTGCTACTATTACATATAGTCCCACATATAAGATCTGTCACCATATTCATCAGTGTACCATCTATCACCTGTTTCATCCACAAAACTAGTCATCTCATCAATACCATCAGAGATAAAACCAAATGGAGCCATATCTTGGTCAATCTGATTTTTTTGCTCCTCATAAATTCTCTTACGGACATCATTATCTGTCATTTCCTTAAAGTAGTCCTGTGCTACTAACCAGGAGAAAATAACAAGGCACATAGCTAGGTCATCATTACAACCCTCTTCTGCCTCAAATGAATTACCTCTTTGGGAAAATGTTGTCAGTTCTGCAATGATATCATAATCGCATACAAGTAATTTATCATCCTCTAATAATGTCTTTAAATTGGAGCATCCTAACTTTTTAACTGCGGCAGTTGTCCTGACTCCAAGTTGTGACTTCTTACCAGAGAAACCAGAACCCACAATCTGCCCGGCACGACCTCTCATCGAACACATCAGCACATTATCATACTCAAGATCATATTGTAGAATGCTTGCCACCTGATCTCCAATATCGTTGACCTCTATTAATAACCAGGCATCATTATAACCCTTTGCCACTTGGTGAATGACACTTGGAAACATCATTGGTTTGATTTCGTTATTCTTATACTTTGCTACAATCTTGTATGGAAAATTTGTAATATCAAAAACAATAAATGCCGAGTAATCATTACCAATTCCTCTTGCCACATCAACTGTGATTAGATAGTTATTCTCCTCATTTGCTTCTTCATAAACATCCAGTCCGGCATTTCTCTTAATCGGATCCTCATATACCAGATTTCTTAGTTTTGCCGGACTGATAAGTGTATTTACTGAACCTAAAAATTCGCACTCAAACTCAACCTTAAACTGCTGTTCACTGGTGTTCGCAATCGTCTGTGCCTTCCATTCTTCGTCTCTACCGGGCACTTCTGACCAATGGACATCTGTAGCCACATATGCGTTCTTACCCTTCTCAGAGTCGTGCCACATACGGTAGAAGTGATTCATACCACGAGGGGTAGAAACAATAATGACCTTTGTGCTTTGACCAGAAGAAATTGTAGGATAAACCGATGCAAAGAAGTCATCGGCAATGTGATTTGGAATGAACGCAAATTCGTCCAAGAAGATGATGTTGTATGAACCACCACGAACAGCAGATGATGATGTGGAGTTTGATGATATTTTGGAACCATTTTCAAGTTCCAAAGAACCTTTGTTCCAGGATATCACACCCTGCTGCATCCACTTGGGCAAGTTCTCATAAGCAAGTTGTAATCTATTGAGAAGATCTCTTGCCGTGGATGCCTTGTTTGCCAGAATAGCAATATTTACATTATCGTTAAAGACGGCATAATGCAATAGATATGATACACAAGTTGTAGATTTACCTGTCTGACGAGGCATCTTACAAATATTAAATCTGTGCTCGTGGAAATTACTAATTAATTTCTCTTGGAACGGATACATTCTAAAAGGCTGTAGTCCGTGGTCGAGAGTAACAATTTTAATATAATTTCGTGCAAAATATACAGGGTCTTCCTTACACTTTAAGAACTCATAGATTTGTTCTTCCGTAAATTCAATCTGGGTATTTGCCCGTTTTAGATTGGGATTACCTAAGTAGATATTATCAGACATAATTCTTACAAGTTCTTAATAACATTCATAGAAGTAATTATTAC